AGTTACTACGATATAGAAAAACTTATCTAAAAACGCTTGACAATCACCGTCAATTAGTGTATTCTCCTCTAAAGGAGGTTTTTATTATGAGCAAATTAGACGAACTATTGGAAGAATGGCGTAAAGATGCCGACATTGACCGAACCGAACCTGGTAAGGCACTTCTCGATATTCCCAAATTACACAGTAAGTATTTGAACATACTTTCAAGACACCGTTTGCTTTCCAAAGAAGCGGAGTTTAAGTATAACAAAATGAAAAAGATTAAATGGGAATATTACACAGGTAAATTAGATGATGATGATTTGAAAAAATATGAATGGGATCCTTTTCCATATGTTCTCAAATCAGACCTCTCTACATATATGGAGAGTGATGAAGATTTAAACAAATACTCTGCACAAAAAATTATGCATGATGAGATTGTTGAAGTTTGCACCGCCATATTAAAAGAACTAAACAGTCGCACATTTCAATTGCGTGACTTCATAGCATGGGAAAGATTTATTCAAGGTGTCTGATATTATTCTCCACAAAAAGAATGAAGCATTTATTCAGTTTGAGTGTGATAAAGGTACTGCACAAGAACTGAGTGACTACTTTACTTTTTATGTTCCTGGTTATCAATTTACACCTGCATACAAATCTCGTATATGGGATGGAAAAATAAGATTAGCCGACCTTCGGTCGTTTACAATCTACCATGGACTTGTTCCTTACATTGAAAAGTTTTGTAAAGAAAGAGATTATGTATTAGAAATCGATTCGGATATCTCAACTACTGAAAACTATTCGGTGGTAGAAGCAAAACAACTTATTGATACTTTAAATCTGCCACATGAAGTTAGAGACTATCAATTAAAGTCCTTTATTCATGCGATACGCAACAAGCGTATTTTACTACTGTCACCAACGGCTAGTGGCAAAAGTTTAATTTTATATCTTATTGTTTGTTATTTACAACAAGAACATAAAAGAGGATTGTTAATTGTTCCCACAACCTCACTTGTCGAACAGATGTATAGTGACTTCGAATCGTATGGATATAATTCAGAAGAATATTGTCACCGCCAATATGCAGGTAAAGAAAAACATACAAACAAGTTTCTTACCATCACTACATGGCAATCAATCTATAAAAACGACAAAGAATACTTTGAACAATTTGACTTTGTTCTTGGTGATGAAGCACACCAGTTTAAGGCTAAATCGTTGACAACTATTCTTTCAGGTTGCACTAACGCTAAATATAGAATAGGTACAACAGGTACTTTAGATGGTACACAAACACATCGCCTTGTATTAGAAGGTTTGTTTGGACCTGTTTATAAAGCAACATCTACATCCGAACTCATTGAGAAAGGACAACTTGCTGACTTTAAAATTAAGTGTCTGATATTAAAATATCCAGAAGCAACTTGCAAGATGGCAAAAGATTGGGACTATAACACAGAAATAGATTATATTGTCCAAAACAAAAATAGAAACGATTTCATTCGTAACTTATCATTGTCTTTAGAAGGCAACTCTCTTATATTATTTCAATTCGTTGAAAAACATGGAAAAAATTTATATGCAAATATTAAAGAACACGCAAAAAATAGGCATGTATTTTTTGTATTTGGTGGCACCGATGTTGAGATTCGTGAATCAGTTCGGTCAATTACTGAAAAAGAAACAGATGCAATCATTGTTGCTTCTTATGGCACTTTTAGCACTGGTGTTAATATCCGTAACCTTCACAATATCATATTTGCCAGTCCATCCAAATCCCGCATCCGTAATCTTCAGTCAATAGGTCGTGGACTTCGTATAGGTGAAAATAAAACAGAGGCAACACTATTCGATATTGTTGATGACTTCCGTGTAGGCAAATTTGCCAATTACACCTTGCGCCATTTCATCGAGCGTGTTAAAATATATGATGATGAAAAATTTAATTACAAGTTTTACAACATAGAAATTAAAAATGGAACTAACTCCTAATAACAATATAAAGATTGTAAGACTTCAAAGTGGTGAAGATATTATGGCGGATATCATTGAAGATGAAGAAAACGATACCATCTTTTTAGATAATCCAATGCACATTATTTTTAAAAGAGTACCTACAGGTCAAACTGTAATGATGATGATGCCTTGGTTACCAATTGAGATTATTAAAGAGAATAATGCGATTGTATATTCAACAGACATTCTTACAATCATTGAACCGAAAGATGATTTAGTTCGTTATTACGGTAGTGTTGTGTCTGAAGCACAACTAAGAATGGAAGAAAAAAGAAACTTCGATGAAGAATATGATGATGAAGAAGATGAGGAAGATATTGATGCAGAAGAATTATTTGAAATACTTAACGAAAAGAAGAAACACAACATACATTAACATTCAAAGGGAACACCATGATGATACGCTGTGTCAAGCCTTTTGTCAACACTTAACCAGGTAAATAATATGAGTAAAGCGACTAAACATTATGTAAACAATGCAGATTTTTTGCAGGCGTTAATTGACTATCGTGACAAATGTGCGATTGCTAAAACAGATGGCAAAGAAGATCCTCAGATTCCAAACTACATTGGAGAGTGTTTCTATAAAATTGCTGACCATCTGTCACGCAAACCCAACTTCATATCATATTCTTTCCGAGATGAAATGATTTCAGATGGTATTGAAAATTGCCTAATGTATTTCCGTAATTTTGATCCTGACAAATCAAAAAACCCATTTGCCTATTTCACACAGATTATTTACTATGCCTTTTTACGCCGTATTATGAAAGAAAAGAAACAACTCTATGTCAAATACAAGGCAACAGAACAGTTTGGCATCTTAGATGAACATGAAATGTTTGAAGATGAAAATGGAAATATGAGGCAGTTTGAATTGTATGATAACATTTCCGAGTTCATTTTTAACTTTGAAGAAAACAAACGCAAGAAGAAAGAAGGCAAGACCAAAGGCCTAGAAAAATTTATGGAAGAACAATTACCTGAATAACTATTGACAACCTCTCAAAAAGGCGATATAATGGATAGATTAAAAATTGAGCATCATATAAAACATCTCCAAGAAATGCACGATGGTTTAGATAAAGATATTAAAGAAGAAGAAAAACATTATGGTAACGATGCATTAGTTACCTTTCTCAAAAAGAAAAAACTTAAACTCAAGGATGAAATAGAAGGTTTCAAAAGCCAATTAATATGAAATTATGCATTTTGGGTGACACTCACTTCGGTGCTCGAGGTGATTCTTTAGATTTTCACAAATACTTCCAGAAATTTTATGATGAAGTATTTTTTTCATACCTAATTGAAAATGATATTAAGGTAGTCTTTCAGATGGGCGACTTGTTCGACCGCCGAAAGTTTATCAATTTTAATTCTCTTTATCTGTCTCGCAAATACTTTTTTGAAAAGTGTGAACGATTAGGTATTCAGTTACATACTTTAATTGGCAATCACGATGTTGCCTATAAGAATACACTTGAAGTAAACTCACCATCTCTATTATTAAATGAATATAACAATATCGAAATCTATGAAGAATTTGATACCGTAGAATTTGATGGTGTATCAATTGATGTTGTGCCTTGGATTTGTGATGACAATGTAGATGATATATTCAACCGAATGAAAGATTCAAAGGCACAAATTTGTTTTGGACACTTTGAGATTGCCGGTTTTGAAATGGACAGAGGCAATATTTGTGAAAGTGGTATTGACAAACAATCATTATCCAAGTATGATGTAGTGTTAACAGGACATTTTCATCATAAGTCAACAGATGGTAATATTACCTATGTTGGCACTCCCTATGAAATGACATGGGCGGATTGGAACGACCCAAAAGGTTTTCATATCTTTGATACTGAAACCCGTGAAATGAATTTTGTAAAAAACTCCTTTTCAATGTTTCATAAAATTACATATGATGATGGCAAAACAACTTTTGAAGATTGGAAAGAATATGATTTTTCAAAACTCAAAGAATGTTATGTTAAAGTTGTCGTGTTGAACAAACAAAATCCATTCTTGTTCGACCATGTAATTGATAATCTTTATAAAGCAGGTGTTTCTGATTTGTCGATTGTTGAAGATTTTACAGATGTAAATGTTGATTTAGACCAAGACATTATTAACCAAGCAGAAGATACTATAACTATACTTTCTAAGTATATCGACAATTTAACACTTGATGTTGAACCCGAAAAACTTAAAACATTAGTGCGTGAACTTTATGTTGAAGCATTGAATACAGAAGTGGCTGAATGATACTATTTCGATATGTTCGTTGGAAAAATTTACTAAGCACCGGAAATTACTTTACAGAAATCAATCTGTCGGGTAACACTAACACATTAGTTGTAGGTGAAAACGGTTCGGGAAAAAGCACAATGCTTGATGCGTTGTGCTTTGCTTTATTTGGCAAACCATTCCGTGATATTAATAAACCTCAATTATTAAATTCGATTAACAATAAAGATTGTGTCGTTGAGGTTGAATTTGATACTGGCAATAAAGCATATAAAATCATTCGTGGTATCAAACCAAATGTATTTGAAATTTATTGCAATGGTGAACTTGTCAATCAAGATGCCGCCGTAAGAGACTACCAAGAATACCTTGAGAAGTTTATTCTCAAACTCAATTACAAATCTTTTACACAGATTGTTATTCTTGGTTCTGCATCATTTACTCCTTTCATGCAACTCAAATCGGGAGACCGCAGAGAGATTATCGAGGACTTACTTGATATTCAAATCTTCTCTACAATGAATGGTTTGGTTAAAGACAGACTGAGTAACAATAAAGATTTGATGGTTAACAAAAAATCTGAAATTGAACTGACACAACAGAAACACGACCTAAAGAAACAATTCATTGAGAATCAAAAGACAGACAATGATGTAAAGGTGACAGAGTATGCTCAAGAGATACAAAGTAATCAGAGTGTGGTACAAACCTTACATGATGAAATTAGTGGACTTACACAAGATGTATCGAACCTCACCGAACAAGTCACTAGTAAGACTGAAATTGAGGATAAGGTCAAGAAACTTGGAAAACTTGAATCGCAAATTGAAAGCAACTTATCCAAATTTCGAAAAGATATACATTTCTTTGAATCAAATGATAGTTGTCCAACCTGTAGGCAAGCCATTGCCATGGAGTTTAAAGAAACGGAACTTACCGGTCTCTCCGACAAGGTACAGAAATGTAAGCATGGTCTCAGCGAGCTTGAACAAAAGTTAATTGATGAACAGAATAAACTGAATTCAATTGCAGAGATTCAAAAACAGATTCAAACAAAACAGATTGATATTGCAACCAAGAACACAACCATTACAGAAACTAATAAGTTGATTGCAAGGTTGCAAAAACAAATTGATGAATTGAAATCTAAGTCTGATGCTTCTGATAAAGAAGAACAAGAATTAAAGTTATTAAACGATACATTAAGTGAGTTAAAGAGTAATTTAAGAGCGCTTATAGATGACAAGACATACCTTGAAGTTGCGGGTAACTTGTTGAAAGATTCTGGTATTAAAACCAAGATTGTTAAACAGTATCTACCTGTTATCAATAAATTGGTGAACAAATATTTGGCATCATTAGATTTCTTTGTAAACTTTAACCTAGACGAATCATTTAAAGAAACAATCAAATCTCGTCACCGTGATGAATTCACATACAATAACTTTTCTGAAGGCGAGAAACAAAGAATTGATATGGCATTGATGCTGACTTGGCGTGCTGTTGCTAAGTTAAAGAATTCATCAAACACAAACTTATTAATTTTGGATGAAACATTTGATTCTTCACTAGATGCCAATGGCACAGAAGAACTAATGAAAATCCTACATATGTTAGAAGGTGTAAACCTATTTGTAATTTCACACAAAGGTGATATACTGCAAGATAAATTTGCAAATGTTATTCGATTTGTGAAAGAGAAAAACTTTTCAAGGATAATGAAATGAGTGAAACATTAATAATTGATACTGTTGCGGCAATTGGAATGCCAGAACAACAGGTCAGAGTAGAACCTTTGCCGTTGTATGATGAAAATCATCCAATGTTGAAAGTTCAAATACCAGAATATAAATTTGATTTGCCAAATCCACTAATGGAAATGTTAGTGAAAAGATTAAAGATGACAATGAAACTATATGGTGGTATTGGTCTATCTGCCAATCAATGTGGTGTATTTGAACGAGTATTTGTTATTGGTACCGACCACTTTCAAATTGCATGTATCAATCCACGAATCATAGGGCAAGCACCATCAACAATTAAAGTAGAAGAAGGTTGCCTCTCTTTTCCAGGCCTTCATGTTAAACTAGACAGACCAGATTGGGTCGAAGTAGAGTTTACAAATGAAATGGGTGAATTAAAACAAATGAGACTTGAAGGTATAACTGCTAGATGTTTTCAACATGAACTTGACCACATGAATGGCATTCGTATGATTGACCATATTGGTCCTGTAGCATTACAAATGGCAAGAAAAAAACAAGATAAGATTATTAAAAAAATTGTTCGCAATAAGAAAAAATGAAACTAACAATTACACGCCTCAGAAGCGGAACAAATTACAAACAACCACTCCATGATATTATGGATTCCTTTTATGAGTTATACAAAGAGTATATCTCTAAGAATTCACAGCACACTTATGGAGTTTGTAACTTTGGTTGGAATGCAGCCAATCGTAAGAAGTTAGATGATATACTTGATGCAGATGTTGTAATTATTCCTAGTGAAAATGAATTTTTTCAACACATTAAGGGGTATGTTGACCCAAGGCATAAAGAAAGGTCAGATGAATTCATACATCAAATTGGTGAACATCTGGCAAATAAACATGTCATTCTAATGCGTAGTGACCGTGCTGATAATGAAGAACTCTATCGCACAAGAACATTTAAAGACCAATCTATTGGCAAGTTTTCAATTTTTGATGAGATGGATATACCTGGTGGTTTACACGGCATGAAATACCATTTCATTAAAGAGAATATGCCGATGCGTTTGTTTGATGACTGGGATAGGCAATATCATTTCATTTATTGGGGTTGCGATAAACGAAAATTAATTGATAACATTGAATCTGGTGATGAAAGACACCTGGTATTCAAACAAATAAAAAAAGAATCAAAGATAAGGGCATACTTTATTGGCAAATATAATTCAATTGTGCCCAACAAAAAGATAGATTCGATGTATAATCTGTTAGATGATTTAACTGGTGCGAAATCAACTCTCTGCTTTAATTGGTTGGATCCTGCCGCCACAACAAGTAGATACCACGAAGCCATTGCTTGCGGCATTCTACCATTTGTTTGGAAGAATTATGACTGTAATAATACTCTAGTTGCTGACCAATGGCAGAGAGTTGAATCAGTTGAAGAATTGTATGAGAAAATGCAAGATGTGGATAAGATGTTTCCTGCAATTGAAGATTATTATGTGCGTAATACAATGAAACCTAAATCATGGTACTACGAAAAATTTGAAAATAGAATGAATGAGATATTGAATGGCGTATAGTTTTGATCCAAAAGATGATGTAGAAGCCCAATGGCAGAAGTGGTCTGATTCTGGTATTGAATTTACTGATGTTGACTTTGAACATTTAAAAGAACGGACAATCAATGAATTGACCTATGTGTCTGCCATGGATGTTCGTGAATACACCCTCTTTCAAAAATGGTGTGAAGTGCAAGAAAAATATCCTACTGTTACAGTCAATGATTTATGGGAAGGTGAAAAGAAAGTTCTTGCAGATGAAAAACAACGCCGTGCAATTGCAGAAGTTAAATCAAACTTTTGGATTCAAAAAGACCCTGATGACTATCTTAAATTACAACCTGAATTAGTATATACAAACAAAGAAGAAGATTTGCCTGAATTGTGGAATACAATAAGAACATTTTCATCCACAATGAAAAACAATTCAAACATTGGCAGAAACCTCAATTTTGTTGTGAGAGATAAACCCACTAAGAAGTATCTTGGTGTTGTTTGTATTAGTTCTGACTTTCTTGATTTGACACCGAGAGATAACTTTATTGGTTGGTCAAGAGAAATCAAAACACAAGGTGCAATGATTAATCATACTGCAATCGGTTCTACAATTGTGCCATTACAACCACTTGGTTTTAATTATGTTGGCGGCAAATTACTTGCACTATTATGTTTATCCGATCCTGTGCAAGAATTGTGGGAAAAATTATATGGTGATAAACTTGTCTCTGTAACGACCACATCACTTTATGGTAAAACTAAGGCAGGCGGTCTATCACAATATGACAACCTTGATTATTGGCAACCTATGGGATTCACCTCTGGTTCTGTATCATTTGAACCATTGAGAGATACCCGTTATTTAATTAGAGAATGGTTAAAGAAGAATCACACAAGAAAATATTTCGAATGGTATGTCGCAAAGAAACCATCAGGTCAACCCCATAAGAGAGACCACAAGAATCGGTCATTGAACTTTGCATATTCTCAGTTGAATATTCCAAAAGAATTGATTCGTAGTGAACATGCTCGTGGCATTTATTACACACCACTCTATGATAAGAGTTGTGAATTCTTACGAAAAGAATGTGAAGTAAAAGATTTAACAAAGTCATTTGATACAAGTGTAGAACATTTGGTTGATATATGGAAACAGAAACATGCCAAACCTCGTATCAAACAACTTGCCAAAAAGAATAATGTATCTACCGAATCATTGTTCTATGATGACCTTATCTACCTAACTTGGGAAGAAACTAAGGCAAAGTATCTACCACAAGTCGGCAGATAATGAAAAATCACTTGACAATTGACTACATATAAGATAGAATGTCCTTAATGCGGTGAGTCCGAGACAACCTACCCCCGTAGGCAGACAGGTTTAACTCCTGTTAACCGCTCCAAATACTTGTTCCTATTGACTTCCAGACTGTTGTTTTTATGCAACACAGCTGGTTGACAATTGAGAATACCCGTGATATAATATAGTGTATAGTGACAAAAGGACATTACATGCTATTTACTGCTGAACAAAAATCTCAACTTGCCAAACTAATGGCAACCGAGAATCTTACGGTTGAACATCAAAAGATTCAAACCGCACGATTCGACCCACAGAATCGTATCCTATATCTCCCAATCTGGCAAAATATGACTGGCGCTCTTTATGACCTGCTTTGCGGTCATGAGGTCGGCCATGCACTTTATACACCTGCTTCAGGTTGGCATGATGCCGTTGTTGATGAATCAAAAGGTAAAGGATATAAATCTTTTCTCAATGTGGTCGAAGATGCTCGTATTGAGAAAAAAGTAAAACGCAAATACCCTGGTCTCACAAAACAATTCAAAGATGCTTATACTGAATTAATAAAGAGAGACTTTTTCGGTTTGCGTAACCGTGATATTAATACAATGGCATTTATTGAGAGATTGAATCTTTACACCAAATCTCAATATACCATGCCTATTGAATTCTCTGCTCAAGAGGAAATTCTAGTTAAAAAAGTCCAAGCGTGTGAAACTTGGGAAGATGTTGTTCGTGTTACCAATGAAGTGTATGCTTATTCTAAAGATGAACAATATGAAATGATGTTGCAAGATTTTCAATCATTCAATTATTCTGATGAATATGGTGATAATGATTATGATTACGATTATGATACCGATGGTGATGATTATGACGGTGATGAATTCAATGAAGATTCTTCCGTAAAATCAAAGTCTGGTGATTCTGGTGAAGAATCAGAAGAATCGAATGATGGTAATGATGGCGATGGCAATGGTGAGAAAACCGATAAACAATCCAAATCTAATTCTAATTCGGAATCTGATTCTGATGGCGGTGAATCAACCAAAGATTCTAATTCTGAAGGTAGTGATTCGTATAATCGTTACAAAGATTCTGAACCTGCAACCCGTGATATGTTTAATCCAATATGCGAGACTGACCAAAACTATCGTGCCAATGAAGTTTTGCTTTTGGATGAAAAGTGCAAAGAGTATTTGTATCTAACATTCCCAAAACCAATTCTTTCAAACATTGTTACACCTGCCAAACGGGTGCAAGAATTGTTGACCAAACACTATCAGCATGAAATTGCCAGAGGTTATCTCACAAATGAGAAAGTTAAAAATTGGGTAAACGATTTCAAAAACAAAAATGACCGCTACATTGGTCTACTTGCCAAAGAATTTGAAATGCGTAAAGCTGCCAAAGCTTTCAGTAAGTCCAGATTGTCTGATACTGGCGATATTGATATTAATAAATTGGCATCATATAAATTTGATGATAACATCTTCCGTAAAGTGATGTTGACACCAAAAGGTAAGAATCATGGTTTGGTTCTATTGCTCGACAAGTCTGGTTCTATGTCAAACAATATGGCAGGTTCAATTGAACAGATTTTGGTTCTTGCCATGTTCTGTCGCAAAGTGAATATTCCTTTTGTTGTATATGGTTTCGGTGATTCAATTGAGTCCCGTTGGCAAGACCTTGGTCTAACAACCTATGAACAACAACATGAATATAATAAAGTCAGAAAAAATTGTTTTGAACAACCTATCAAGTCATTAGGTTTAGATACGGTATTCTTGCGTGAATATATCAACAACAAAATGACCAATGCTGAGTTCAATGCATCTTTGCGTAATATGGTTCTATTGAAAAAATCATTCGAAGGTGGTCGTTATGGTGGCGATTGTGGTCGTCCTGAAAGTGAACACCTTTCAAATACACCATTAACTCAAGCAATTGTTGCAACTGCCGAAGTGATGAAAACATTCAAGGCAACAAACAATCTTGATATGACCAGTTTGGTAATTGTTCACGATGGCGATTCTGATTGGACAAATTACTATAATGACGAAAAAGATTATACCGATGGCGATGGCAAACCAGTTAAGAAGATGGGTTATAGTAGTGTTGATACTGTAAACAAGAATGTGATTTTCCGTGATACCAAAAATAACTTTGAAATGAAGATTAGTACCAAGAATCGTGATGTGTATATGCAAGTTGCACTTGAATGGTTTAAGAAAACAACTGGTTCTAAAGTATTTGGTTTCTTCCTAATTCCTGATGGTCGACCATCTTGGGTTCGTGGTACAATTAACCATCGTTATGTTCTTGCTGATGGCAAAACCTATGCTGACTTATACGAAGAAACCCGTAGAGACCCAAATCGTTGGCAAGAACAATATGCTATTGAGCAAAAAGTGAAAGATGTTACAAAACAATTCAAAGCAGAAAAGTTCCTTGTATCCAATACTCAAGGTTTCAATTCATTCTTCTTGGTTGCCGGTGGTAATGACCTAAAAACCGAAGAAGAAGAAATTGAAATTGAAGGTAAAGTAACCGCAAATAAGTTGAA